CCCTGCTATATAGTGGCACCAGCTATGTTGTTGATGCCGTTTATAGGGCTCCCACCCCACCTCAATGCACGTCATAGAGTTATTCTATACCTCAACTTTAGTGGGGATTCCGTTTATTTCATACTAACTTCTCGTTCCATCTCATTCGTAGCCTATCTTCAAATCCATTTTTGTCGTAAACTCGTGATTAATTGGATTTTAAACGAAAAAAATGTGGAAAATAATTTAATTAAATTAAAATATAATTAATTTCGAATTAAAAAGGCCTAAAGACTAGCCCATATTTTTATACTATAAAATGGCTTCAAACAGATCGAGAAGACCGCGAAGATTTAGCAAGATTCCTATTACAAAGAGCTGTCAAATATGTGGAGAAACAGAACATAACACAATATTAATACAAACGATGCCAGATAGTATATTCTATAAATGCCCGACTTGTATGAGACAAGAAAGATTTGAACTTCAAAATCGCAATTCGCCCAGAAAAATTGAAGCACAAAACTTAAAGATACTAGCAAATCAAAAATTAATAGCCTATCTTGATATTATTAGAGGATTGTGACGAGAAGATTTATGATACGTGATTCTATTTTAATGCGTTTCAATATATTAATAATATTTTACTATTAATATATATAATGCTCAAATTAGCTAAACATTTGTATACAACCTACATTAATGCAGTTGGTAATAAATCAGTAAATGGTGAAACACTCCTCGATGCTGATAAATTTTTTGCAGATCCTGAATTTAAGGTTCAGTCTGATGCCTGGAAAGCCGTCTCAAAGGCTGCACGTAATTATGGAGAAGCTGATGAAATTGTTAAAATATCTACTAAGGGTGCTAAATCACCACTGAGTGATGATGAATCCTCTAACGATGTTGATGATGATGCAATATCGCTTAGTGATATCGTTGAAAATGAAATTATGAAAGAATTAATTCCAATATCAATTCAATTAAATAACTTATCTTATAAATTAATTCAAAGAATATTATAAATTACTTAAATAGTATACTACAATACATAATAGTGCGTCTAGATAGTTCTAGAATAATTATGTAAATATAATATACAATGACTGAAAATAATAATTTAGAACTAGATGGAGAGAAGCTATATGAACGAATTGAAGATCTAACAAATACAATTGAAGAGCTTAAGGATGAAATAGATAGTATGAAAACACTATATAAATCGCATTGTCGAGGATCTTCAGATGAAAATAGAGATAAAAATAGAGATAAAAAACATCTATTACTACATGAAATTAGAGGATTAGAAGATGATATATGTCGAACTAAAATGGGATACGATATATTAATGAGTAAAGTAATACTTGAACGAGATGATAAAATAGATTCAATAACTAGATCAATAAAAAGAAAAAGATCACAAATAGAGAATTTAAATTAGGATGATTTTCGTGATATAATAGTATATGCAGTATTTGGATGATCGAACATATCTAAGTCTTCTGGTGCTATGTAATAATTTTTAATAGTTGATCCTTGTAATGAATATATCGTTCGTGCATAAGCAGGTTTAAAAAATGGTTTCTTATTTTGTATCTTGCGATATATATTTAATGGTAATATATATTCATCGCAATCATCACGTAATTTAATAGTTTGATCATCTTCATCGACTTCTACTACCTCTAATACATAACTATTGTAGATATTATAATCACGTAATTTATTCGTTTTACATATTACTTTACATCCAGATGTTTCCATATCAATACCTTTTTGAGATAATATTAATTCATTGTACTTATCAACCGTCGCATTATAATAACATATTATTGCATCTACATCGTCATAACTACTCTCTGAATGTTTCTGAATCTCCTCAATTAAGTTTAGTTCATTGTTGATTAGTTGATCATAATATTCAGTCGTAAAGTTATTACGATGATTTGTTCGTTTTTTGAATATCTTACCAAATATTAATTTTAGATATGAATTAGTGATCTCACGTTTATCATCACCTTTTTCCGGTGGTAATAGCTGTTTAAAGTCGCCATATGCAAATATCTGTCTTCCCTCGCGTGATAACTTATATATCAAATTCATTGCTTTTCTATTACACATTCCAATCTCATCGATCACAATATATCGATATTTTGGATCTAATTTTGTTCGATATACATATTTCTGTATTACATCACATTGATAACCTTCCTTCTTATAAAATTGTAATGATGCGTGTGAAGGTGTCAATATTATATAGTTCTTATCTACTTTCTTGTATAATGACTTATCAAGTTCTGGTAATAGCTTATTTATAATTGTGTGTGTTTTTCCACAACCCGCATATCCTAGATGTAATTCGTTATTTGTCTTACATAGATTTATGATCTCTGCCATATCGATAGACTCATTTACTACTTGATATTCACATTGTTTACATCTCTTGTATGGTGTTAATTTCCATTGTCTAAAATCTGTGGGATCAATATTTTTAATATCATCTGTATTTATTTCTGATCTAATATATGTTATGGAATCTGTATTAATCTGTACTATCTGATCATCTTTGATATTTAGTTCTTCCATCTTTTCATATAATATTTTCTTACAACGATTCTTGATTTGTATCGCTAACATTTTTTTTGATTTAAGATCATATTCTTTGATCTGATCATAACATATACAATAGTCATTATCTAGTTCGATATAATCATATCCTGATTTTGATGCCTCATCTTTATTACATAATTTGTTAAATTCTATTCTATGTTTGCTATGTTCTCCGCGCTCCAACTTGCCTATGAATATATTAATAATATTCTTTATTATCGTTGGATCATCTAACACAAGGTCTTTTGTCTTCTCATAATAATCCCTAATTAAGTTACGATATTTATTTTCGACACGTTTCGCCTCAATTTCAATTAGTAATTTGTATTTGATTCCCTTTTTATCAAAATACTCGAATTCATCGCCTGTATGCCAACTAGTCTTATCAACTAATATTGTTGACTTCTCTGGCTCAATTAGATATATATTATCAATATTTATCTCTCCTGTTGGATTCTCAATAATATTATCATACTTAAGATCACATATATATATGTAATCCAAGTCATGTAATGAGAATCCAAATGCCTTATTTTTATCTATAGTCTCCATCTCGTCAAGATGTTCTTTAATCCATTTTTTTGATACATCTTTATGATACAGAAAGTTCGATATCGTATAATAATTGAATATCGGATTATATGAAGAATAGTCAGGAATGTTGTATAGTGAACATAATATATCAAATACATTATATTGTGTGATCTTATTCGTCATCTTGTCATCACATCCAAATACTTTTAAAATCTTCTCGCAATCATCAAAATATATATTATTGTGATATACTCGATCATCATGGGTAAAACTATTGACTAAGGCTCCCGATTTAGTAATAGAAATTCCAATATCTCTCGGTATAATATGATTCTTGATGATATTATCAAACTGATTCTTTATCGCATCAACTGTATAATATTCAAACTCTGTTTCTAAGGTATTCTGTTTTCGTAGTAATTTGTTCTTAATTGGATACATATGATTATTATATGCGATATATATTAATGGCTTCATCTTCTTGTTTGCTTTATCGTTTTTTACTATGATATTACCTAAAATATCATATCCGATACACTTAATAACATTCTTATTACAGAATTTTAATACTTGACTAGAATCAATTCCATCAGTAGTCTCATCAAAATATGACTCTATCTCTATTTTAGGATATCTATGTTTTAGATATGCTATCACACAATTCTCATCACTATTATCTATCTCGATCACTTCATTGAATAGATTTATCTGTATATTATCGTAGCATATCTCACGCATCTTCATTGATCTTGTATCTAATCTTGATCCGTTTGCTGTTACTACATCTACTCCAAATATGAATATTGGAAAATGTCCTGTATATCCCTTAATACGTAACCATCTGAATAATGTCTTTATGAATCTATTTTTCTCAGGATTAAACTTTCTAAATGATGAATGTGCGATTATATCATCAAATTCTTCACGGCTAGTCACCTCACTAAAGTCTATGTCTCCTACTACTTGATTTATCACTTTACCATTACGTGATATATCAATATTGTATTCTCGTAAATCCCCAATTTTTCCAGTATATGCAAAATCAATATGACGAATTGCAGATTGATCCCCAAATTTATCAGATGACCATTCAATCCAGAATTCAATTGATACTACATTATTTACTTTGTCATCTTCCTCAAATTCTTGATCCTTATTGAACATTTGAATTGTCTCACCTTTACGATTCTCTATTTCTAATTGTTTATTGATGATAATCTCATCGCGTAACTTCTTGTCTACTTTCCCAATATTCAAAAAGTCACGTATAACTAACGGTTTATCGTGTAGTGATATCTTCTCTACTTTACCCGTATCTACATTATAGATAACCTTCTCAGCTTCTACATTCTTTCTGATAGACCGTATAATCTCATTTGTGTTCTTAATTGATCCTTCTCTTATACCTAAATCTTTCCTAAGTGATGTGATTGTCGTGTTGTTGTAGTTGTTCCCGAGTATCTTAATCTTCTTAGTTCCCGTTAGTTTTGGCATTTTACTATAATTCTACAAAAAAATAGTTTTCCCTATATTCTACTATATAAATATATTCTAGTCTTTAAGTGATTTTAATTACAAAATAATTATTTCTAATTAAAAATTCAAAGTACACAAATTTATTATATATTATCTTTTGCATCTGCCTTCTGGTCAATAATTTTACTCAAGTCATACACAACTCCGTCGATAATAAGAACAATTGAACGTATATTTGACAGTTGTTTAACTGGTTCTTCTATCTTAACTTGTATCTCCTTCTCACGAATCTCTAATTCCTTCTCCTGTTTCTTCTCTTCTCGTTGTTGTTTTCGTTCTTCTTTCTGTTTATTAATTTGATTGACCAACTTGATATGTTTATTCGTTTTGAGGTGATTACTCATATTAGATCTTGTTACCATACATCCACAATCACATTTAAGTTTCTCTAATACATATTTCTGATGTTTTGCCTTGAACATCTCATCGTTATCATATTTCTCTTTGAATGTATCGTACTTGATATAATTCACTTTCTTGGATTCAGATTTTTTATTTTCGATTAACTTAGTTTTACTCATGATAATTAATTAATATAATTATTTCTTTAAGTTGTTTTTTAATTAAATTTAATTATTTCAATTAAACTTATTTATACGTGGGGACAAAAAGTCGCTAACGAACTATCTCAAGAATGCTTATACTGATGATGGTGGAATATTATTTCTGTCCCCAACAATATCTATCGGATCACTCTTTAAGCCTTTTAGCGTGATTCTAAATAATACATCTATACGTTCAATATTAATTTCATCTTCTTTGTCTAATGCATCACTAATTGTATTTTTAAGGTTATCCATATTTTTAAAGTCATCGGTAGTCAATATGACATTATGCTCTTGGTTATTTTCGTCTATTACTTTTGTGTCAAACAATAATCCGCCTTCCATTTATATATTAGTCAATTCATAATAATTTTCGAGAAGTCTACGACTTGCTCGTAACTCGCTGAGTGCGTCTGATATTATTATTAAATGGTTTTAGATCAAATATCTCATCTAATGTTAATCCTGGTCTCATGTCTTCTCGTTTCCTACGCTTAACGATATAATATATTGTTCTACTATTTTCATCTTCATCAATATACTTGAATAATATCTTATAACGTCTTTTTATGATACTTTCCTTAGTCATATATATTATATCAATCTTTTAATTTCTGTTTTAGTTGATCGATATTCCTAATACTCACGCGTTCACCATTCTTGTATAATCCTTTATCATTTAATAGCATATTCTTCTTCTTTGCTTGTTTACGATAATATATATTTTCACCCTTTTTATTCGTTCTCGCAAACTTGATAAATAACTTCTCTTCGGGGTTTGAGTATCTAAATATGTCTACAGGTACATCATTTATCTTAAGTTTTGCGATCTTAGTACCTTTTGTGATTATCTCGATATTTTTGAATTTCTTCCTAATAATCTCAATTACTGATGATATTTTATCATTTGTAATAAAATCAATATCATTTATCTCCTTCTCTTTTCGTGCAAATGATCCGACAACCTCGAGTGTTGATGGCATCCTACTTACGATGTATAATATCTTACGACGATTGATCATTATATATCATCATGAAGAAATTAAGAATACATCATGACTGCTTCAATATGATCACCTAATTTTATTATTCGATATCTACTTCCCTTTTTTGGTTGTGACTGTCTAAATCGCAACATATTTTCTGTTTCGTGATACTTCTTCTTACCGAAATGAGTCTTATAATTATGTAGTTTGAGCCATTCTTTCGCTAATTGTGGCGTCCAATACTGTTTATCGAATAAAATACTCTGAATATTATTTCGTGACATATATATCTATTGTGGATAAATATTTACAAATGGTACACATTCGACAACAACTTCCATATTACCGGTTGTGACTGCTAAAGTAGATGTAACGACTAAATTCTGGTTTATTGACTGTGACGTTGTTAGTCCTCCTGATCCATATGCGTTATCACTACTATTAAGTAATGCTGATGTAAGTGTTGCAGTAACCGGAACTAATGCGTCCGTATTTCCTGCCCAACCGACTGACCATGTACTAGTATTAGATAAGGGTGTTGTAACATGAAAATATGTTCGTCTCACAATGTAGTTAGCAGGTAATACACATTGTGAACCGCTAAAAGCATCTATTAATGGTTTAGATTGTAAGAGTGAAAAAGGTGCAGAAACAGAACCACAAATATATACATCTACCATATTACTATATCATTATGATAGATATTTAATAACTTCCAATAATTATAATTTGTGTACAATTTGTTGGTGTACTATTTCCAGTAAGATTTATAGTCGATGCACTTGATTGAAATGCTGTAATTGTGAATGTATCATTAACTACAAACTTCCATACAAAATTGCTACATGTGTCAGTATTTTGAGCACCTCCAATGCTCGGTATAGTAATTTTACTAAATAATGTTGTTCCTGCATTCTTTGTTAACCAATGTGATCGAAACCCTGATGCACTTGTAGCAAATGATGACATAATTGAAATATTATATATTCCAGCGTTGTTGACTGTAAATACACCTGTTCCACTATTATAACTAATTGCACTATTAGTGATTGATGCAGTATCATATTTTATAACTGTATTTGTAGAACTTGGTAATGATTGTGTTGTAGATAAAAAGTAATATGCATGAACTTGATTAGTATTAGGGATACCTGTTATTGTATTACTTCCGAATGCGATTGTTTTATTTGTTAATGTTTGTGTACCTGACAATGTAACTACATTAGATGATAATATCCCTGAATCTTGTAAGAGACCGCTAGTATTTGAAAATGATGCTAAATCGCCCGTTGTTGTACTAGTAGGACCTAACGTAAGAGTTCCTGGAGCATCGGGAAATGTAATACCGTGAGTACTAGTTTGATTAAATATTAATTGTGTATTCGTTCCTGTTGTTCCGCCAGGGATAATAACTACTTGTTTTGTATTATCTGCTAAATTGACTATTGGTAATCCTGGTGTATTTCCGGCAATAATAAATGGTGCAGATAATGTTTTATTAGTTAATGTTTGAGTACCTGATAATGTAACTAAACTTGATAATGCTGTTGACGAATCTGATAATTGTCCTCCGACAGTACTAAAAATTGCAACATCGTTAACGACTGTAGGTGTTACTACATTCGCATTTCCTTGTGCTCCTTGTGATCCTTGTGATCCTTGTGATCCTTGTGCACCTTGAGAACCGATAACACCTTGAGCACCTTGAGGACCAGTATTACCTTGTGATCCTTGTGCGCCTTGAGAACCCTGAGGTCCATTCGATCCCTGAGATCCTTGAGAACCAGTATTTCCTTGAGATCCAATAGATCCTTGTGGTCCAGTATTTCCTTGAGGTCCAATAACTCCTTGAGCACCAGAATTACCTTGAGGTCCTATAACTCCTTGAGGACCAGTATTTCCTTGAGGACCAGTATTTCCTTGAGGTCCAATAATTCCTTGGGGGCCAGTATTACCTTGTGGACCTTGTGGACCTTGTGGACCTTGAGCACCTTGCGGACCAGCTATCCCAGTCGTATTTAAATCGACTTCACCTGTAATTGCATTTCTCACCAAAATATTAGTGTTAGTATTATCAATCGGCGGAGGTACACGAATAATAATTCCAGCAGTGTTAATATCTTCAACTTGAAGTTGTTGTGCATTAAGTACTTCAGTGTTTAATTTACCGCAAAATAATTCATAGTTATTGGGTTCAAAGAGTGATGATAATGACATATATATTAAAGGATTAAAAAAACAATGTTATATTGCCTGACCAATTAATTGTTTCTCCATTTACACCATTAATAATAATACTAAATGTATTCCCCACTGATGTAAATGATACATTCGCGGTCGATATCCCTACATCTCCAGCTGTTACAAAATTGGTACCAGTTCCAAAAATTGTTATAGTACCTCCGACATTCTTTATTAAGATTAAATAAGGATTATAAGCAATCGCCGAATTTATAAATGCACCTGCAATATCATATCCATTCGCAAAAACCTCAACTGTTAAACAAGAATTATTCGGTACAACATAATTAGATAATATTGTAGATGGTATTATATTAATAGTTTGAGTAGTAAAGGGTTGTTGTGATATCTTTCCATTTAAGGATGTAAAATTACCACAAAATAATGAAATATTATTTGGTTGTTCAAGATTTGAAATACTCATATTATTATATAATTATATAATAAATTAAATTATGCAATAATGTAGTTAACTACAAGATTTGGCCAACCGCATGTACCAACAGAGAAAGCAGTATTAAAACCGATAAACATTGACACTGCTCCCGTATTTGATATTTGAAAATTACCTAACACAAAACTACTACTTGCATTATTGACAAATATGGGGATATTTAAAGGGTTTGCTGGTGCAGCAATTGCCGGAATTGGTAAAGGTGTACTTAGTGTTATCGCTCCTCCTACACCTGTACCTGTCGATAATCCTACTAATTCTAATGTTACTACTTTACCGACTTTAGAAATAAAACCTGTTGCTGTTCCACCAAGAAATGCACCACCAGTAGGTGAAGAATATGCAGTTGCTGGAGTCGTATAATTTAGAATACTTGCATTTATTGTAGTCGCATTAAGAGTTGTGATATTTTGTGTAGTTGCATTTAAAGTATTGCAGTTTAAAGTATCACAATAAAGAGTTAAATTATTTGGTACTTCTATATTTTGAACTGACATTGATTATACTATCGGAATATAAAATATTATTCGCTATATATATAATGTCTATCCAAAATATCGAAGTACCCAATAATCTATTATTATATTGTAATTCCATTAATATCGGTAATACCGGGACACCATTTCAAAAATATGTACAAAATGCATATGGAAATACGTTGACAGGCGCATGTTTTACATCACCTGTTACAATATCCGGAGGATTATATCGTCAGTTAGATCGTGTATTTAGTTTATCTTTTTCTGCAACTGCTGCAACTGGAACAGGCGTACCATCACCAATAACGCTTGGTACAGCATTACCAAATACAAATATGTGGGCCGATATGAATTTCCCAATATGGGTAATCGAGAATAATATCACTGTACCAGGAACATTTAATATTGCATTTGGAACCGGTATCGCTACAATTTATAAGAATTTTAGAGATCCTTTTTCTGGTGTTGGAATAACTGGATATCAGGGTTTTAGTGTAACTTATGGTTCATTTCTTATTTAAGATGTTAATATTGTAACAACGCCGTCATAATCAGTTTTTAATCTTCTTTTTAGAAAATCGAGAAAACCTTTGTATTGATATATATCCATATCCTTACAAAATACCCGTACACAACAATGTCGACCGCATGTTTTAATATCATATCCTTTTTGTTGAAACTGAAACTCATTAAAATGAAGTTCATACGGAGAATCTTCCATTAGATGCGATAAATGCGGAATTAGCTGATTTGATTTCTTTCTAAAATCATATTTAATCTGTTTTAGACAGCAATCCGGTAGCCCCCCATACGGATTAAAGAATTCGATAATATTATCATCTCTTTTAGTTAATGCACACCAATGCCCATAATTGGGCTGTGATTCGTATAATATGATACATGCATTAAAGGGGTCAAGTATTTCATCGATATTATGATAATTGTGAAGATCTGGATACAAAACAATGTTACAATTATTATTTAATAGTTTTAATATGTCATGATTTGATAGAGCTATATTCTCAAGACGATGTAACTCTGATTTATTCATTATAATAGTGTTTTAGAGAATATATGCTCCTTTCTCATGAATAACAGTCATCGGAAATGATTTGATAATCTGTACCCATCTACTTGGAAGTTGTAGAATATTATTTATCTGGGTTTTTGATAGACCAAAATATGTTTTTAGAGCATATGAAATTTGTTGACTAGAACCTGATTTAGGAAAGACTGTCATAGTTTGCATCTCATTTAAACAGGTTCTCGCCATCTTGCGTTCATTTGGGATAACTAAATGATTAGTCATAATGATTGTGATACCTAATTTACGACCAACTTCCATAATATCAGACATCAAATGATCAACATAATCTTTGAGCTGTTTATTCTGAATTGTGTTACAATCATCAAATAGTAAGATAGATCGTTCGCTTAGTTCCTTTTCAATATCAATAGGATTATTTAAGAGCTTCTCATCCATACTAATTTGATTTATCTTAAGACCTTTATAGGCTGGATCAGTACGAGTATCAGTACGACTAAATACGTAGAATTCTGCTTCTGGATGTACTTTTAGATAATCTTTAATCATATTAGCTGCCATAGTACTTTTTCCTGATCCTGATGGACCGGCGATATATCCAACAGACCTCTCTTTGAAATTAAGTAATGGAACAGCTTTAGCATCATCTTTCAGAATAATCTCGTCAGCACCATCTTCACGATTTTCATCAATACAAATTATCTCACCATTATTAGGACCACCTGTAATTTTGGCTATTGGTCGACCTGATTGTGTATTTAACATTATATAATACTATGTAGATTATTTTTTTGATTTGTTTCTGTAGATGAGTACTAATCTAAAATCGGTGAGTGATATCTCGATCGAAACTTTAAAGAAAAGGCTACAAGCAGGCGAAGAATTAATAAAATATAATTCAGATGAATTAAATTATGTCACTAAGCCGATTGGTAAGGCAATATATGAAGGTGCACAATATGAAAAACATGAAAAACCAAAACGTAAAAAGTGGAATCCGGCAGAAAGAGTAACATGTGAGTTATGCGGAAAAGAATATAGCAGATCAGCAAGATCACAACATTCGAAGACACAAGTACATCTAGCATATAAGGTAGTTAACGATAAACTCAAGGAGCTAATGTTAAAATAATATCTCCACATGATATATAAGCCTAATGCCTAATAAAAAGGATACGAAATCTAAGAAGAATGATAAGAAATCTGAGAAGAATGATAAGAAACCTAAGAAGAAAGATGAAAATTTATTAGTATTAAATAAAAAGGGTCAACTCGTACCTAAAAAAGAGAAGTCCAAACCAAAACGATCAAAACGCATACTTGAGAAGGGTAAGAAATTTGAGAGGAAACGAGGACCACATTATGCGAATCTAATAATGCATAATATACTAAAAGAGCTTGAACATCAACATAAAGAACATAAAGAGGAGATTGAAAAAGAAGAAAAGGAGGAAGCTAAAGATAGATACAAAAAGAAACTTAAAAAGAAACAAGAAGAATATAATAAGCGTCTTGGTAAAGATCATTATCTTGATAAAGATGCTCACGAGAAGCTGAAAAAAATATTTCAACATCGTATTGCTATAGGAGACGGCATGACAGATATAGAATATGTTAATAGACTTAACCAGATACTTAGACAACGTATCGCCATGGGTGATGGTGATTTAGATGAAGGTGACGGATATTACGGTATGGATCGTAGAAGTCATAGAGCTCGAGCTTTAGGTTCTGGTAGACGTAAAGTAGCTAAACGTAAAGTAGCCAAACGTAAAACTGGAGCTGGAACAAAAAAGGGAGCTAAATCAAATCCTTACATAATGTTTTTGAAGAAACACAAGGGACAAGGCTGGTCAAGACAGAAGATGTTAGCCGAATATCGTAAATCACAAGGAAAAAAGGTGAAGGGTAAGGGCGTCGCTGTAGGAGGAGCACGTAAAAAACGAATGACAAAGAAAAAAGGAGGAGTTCGTGTCGCTGGAGGAGCACGTAAAAACCCGTGGATTACATTCTTAAAGAAACATGCAGGAATGGGTCATACACCAGCTCAATTACGTAAGATGTATAAAGCTGGACATTAATATTACTTTTATAGAGATGATATATATAATACATAGATGAGAAGTAACCAAATAATTGAGCAATTTGCCTCTGAATTAGATAATGAATACGGCGATGATATGATACCTTATAGTCATGGTGAATATTCTGAACCAGAACAACAAAAAGAGTTATTAGAAACAGAACATCTTAGACAGTATATAAATGAGGATTCAATCACAAATCAGAGAAGAGCACAATATGATCTATATGCACGAATTAGTAATCATGATGATATGATCGATCGACAAAATTATGAGTCACGAGCAAAACTACAAGTTCAACGTATTGCGACAGGTAATGATGACTTGTTCGGTATGGGTAATAAAAAAAGTCATACTAATGGTAATCCATGGATATATTTTTTACGAATGCATGCTGGGAAAGGATATACAAGAGCACAATTACGAAAGATGTATAAGTCAAAACGTTAATAATTTAATCTACTATTAATATATAACTATGAATAGTAAGCAGTTAGATCAATATTTGGCTAAAAAACCGATCGAATCATATCCAGATTATGTTAAAAAGGAGATGAAATTTATAAGTTTTTATCCGAAAGATATGCCAATATCATATGGATCATATTTGTATAGATTTCAGAGATATGCTTCTGATATTGATCTTTTACAGTATGTTGATTATGTTGATGAAGATACGACAATTAAAACATTTATAAAAATACTCAAAAAGATCATAAATAGTCTAGATAAAGATCATATTTATAGTGAATTTAAAGCAGGTCTAGATAGTAACTATATCATTGATATTGGCATAATGCGCGAGGGTATTTATACACCGGCACATAATTTAATGGGAGTATTATACGAAAAGACAAAAGAAGGATTATTTACTCGAGATGAGTATGATAAAATGAGATATATGGTTGAAATAATATCAACAAATATTGCAGATGTTGGAGATATTGATGATACAACACAAGTAAATTCAGATGTATATGACTATATTTATAATTTAATTCGTAATAAACGTATTTTACGATGGTCAGCAGAAGAGATTATGAAAGGCTATAAGATTATTAGTAAAGATAAAAAATATACATTATATGATGCGATACAAGATGAAACGATTGTTAAAATTGATTTAATTGTATACCTAAATAATAAATTTATTGAGATAACGAATCTAATATTATTAACATATGTAGATACAGATGAAATGGGGAATGAGGAACATATTGCAATTAATATATCTGAAGAAGCGATTCATAATCCAACATCATTACGTGTAGATATTGAAAAATTGTATTATAGTAATAAGTTTTATTCACCTTTAAAAGCATGTAAACGTATGTATGGATATATGAGAGCAGTTAAGGGTAAGCATAATGTTTATGATTGGCTACCAAATCACTTAATTCCAGTACTTGAAGGTGATGTGTCTTCATTTTATCAATTAAAGGGTGAAATAGATGCGATATTAGTGGTATTACAAAAGAAATTTACAAAACAGAATCTTGAACGAGCAAAACATCAATTACAAGATATTAAAACACGATTTAACTATATCAAAATTCTTCCAGATGAAACAGTTATTAGATTAGCATATGAAATAGATCAGTTACATAAGATAAAAAATCATGAAAAGTTTATTGAAGAGCTCGAAACCTTATTAACTAAAATCAAAACACTTGTTAATTCAGCTGCAATATACGAAATGAATAAATATGGTATTAATCCACCTCCAGATGTATTTTTACCTAATAAAGGAGAGAGGGATTATGATTCAACTATTATTCGTAAATCTCTTGATGATCCACCATTAATATTTAAAACGTTAATTAAAGAGTTAGAACATGAAGCTAAAGATTTTTCATTATTAAAAGCCAATAAGTAATTATTCATTTAAATAAATGATTAACTAGAATTAAAATTACATAGCGACACGTGTACGCATACCTCCTTTACGACCTCTCATTTTAGCTCCACCCATCATAACACCCTCACCTGACATCATGCCGCATCCTTCATCAACAAGAACACCTTCACCATATCCAAGATTTCTTAAGCTTTTAGCGATTGGTTTTCCGGCTATTGGTATGAGTTCAGCTAAATTTGAGGCAATTTTAGATTGTTTTATCACTGGAAGAACCTTTTCTAAGAAGAAATCTTTAATGCCGGTAAGGAAATCACCACCATTCACACTTTGTACCATGTGATATGAAATTCCAGGTTTAGAACGGGCATCAAGAATATCCTGAGATGATAGAACACCAACTTGTCCGGAAGCTTGTCCGACACCAGGTCCGACATTGAATACTCCCTCATTACAACATACGATGTAGAGAGTGTAATTAGTTGGAGGTGAAGGAATTGCTCCTAAACTAGATGAGAACGTTACATCTATTTGAAGAGTTGTATGATCGATTTTTCCGGGGGCTGTGAGTGAATCTAATCCTAAATCACAAGCTGGATCTATACATAAAATTGACCCCTGCCCACCAAAACGAAAAGCATAACTAGGTCCGTACATTAATTCGTTAGACCATTGATTCCAAGTTTGATTACAGCCATTTTTAACTGCGATCTCATATAATTGTCTTTTTGATGCACTGGAGAGCAATCCGGTTCTATTGAAGTACTGAATATTTACAGCTTCAATACCGAGGAAGACATCTGATTGTGTAGGACTTGCATAATAATTTGCATTACTTTGGCGTGCATACAAATAGATTCGTCTAGGTACTGTTGAGAGCTGAATCGAATTTGAAGATACTCTGTTAACTGCTCCAGCCGCATATGAAAACGTGAAGTCAGTAGGATATCTCAAAATTTCTGTATATGGGTACACTGATATCATATCACGAGGTACAACTTGTGTTTCTTTTGGCGTAAAGTATGTGAATTGTATACTTGGTAAAGTTTGAGCATACGAGAAAGATGGACTACCTGTAATTTGATTGGCAAATTGATATGATGAACTAGTTATTGTTAGGGGGACTGGAGTAATTGCGACACCTGATAAATTATCCATATGACTCCAAAATCGATTTGCGGCCTGTTGTAACATTGTTATATTAAAATCAATTGTATTACAATGAACGAATGGGTGAGTTTCATCTTTACCCCAGTACAAAGGAGATAAGAGCCAGAACTCTTCGAAAAATATGATATCAACTTGAGCAGTCAAAACTTGTGCAGCGGCTGTCGAAACAGGATTTGCAACAATTGTATAATTACAGAAACCTCCTCTATTTGGATTTCCACTTTCGGAACCATTTGTGTTATAAAGTGCAAGAGGATTGTTATTTGCTCCATAAAGATATGAATATAATTGAGCCTGATCGGCATAAGTTGGAGTAGTAGAATACAAACGACCTTTAATTTCATCATCTACGTTATATTTCATCAAAGCATGTAGATAATCACTAACGTTATTGCTCACGGAAAAATTATTTATCGTACAGTTTACCACATCAACACCACTCATAAAACCCATTGCTCTAGGAGCATCTTGATTGGGATTAATTACAGTTTGGCCGATTCCTGTACTAGTAGCAGTCATCGTGAGACGTAAAGGTGCATGGATGTAAACACGACGATCAACGAAGTTATTACCAGAAGGCGGAGGACAGGAAAATTGTAGAGAACTCTGAGAAACAGAGGTTGTCGTATATACTTTTTGCGATACTTGTGAGGCGCCTTCGAGGACTGCATAAGCAGATTTAGAAGTGACACACACACGAGGATCCTTTACGTTTATTGGTTCAAGTCGTTTTAATGATAAGGACATCTATTATATTCTTTGAAAAGAAAATTAATAATGCTTATACAATGATTTTCGAATGAATCCTATAGTGATATTGGCCTGTTGGAAATCGGCGATTGTCATTGAATACAAATTATTTGCTATATCCTGCCAGAATACTTTTATATCTAATTTTGAGAGTGCGAGGGGTGTTGTCATATCAACTAATCTTAATCCATAATTACCGTTTGTAGTATAATATGCGATTTCTCTCTGTTGACCTGCAACTGTACCATCAACTAAAGGTGTGAACTCTGCTAGAACAGGAAGAGAACTAAATACACCAGAATTATTGGAATTGGGATCATTACAAGGAACGACTTCTTTCTTGATTGGAATATTATTAGTTAGAAATAGAATCTTACGTAATGGATTCCAACCTCCCAAATAAACGAACTCTTGTGATATTTTGTAAAAGTTAGGAGCGGTTATCGCTGGGAATGCAACAGGTGCCGGCGGTATCTGTCCATTTGGGTAGTATGCATAACTTTCATTTACAAGACCAAATACATTAAATCTATAGAATCCGTTACCGAGTCCTGTAAAATCAAATGCATTAAGATATTGAAATAGAGCATAGTTTATTATGATTTGTGGTCCTACTAATGGATCCGTATTAAATTGTGATCCAACTATTAGACTTATTAATTGTGTAACTGGATTATATATGAAATATGGTGCAGTACCAACTAACCCCGCACCGGTAAATCCTGCTTGTAATGCAACATTCAACATTTGTATCATCTGTTCATAATTGAAAATAAAATAATATGGTGTAATAACTTGGCTATTTGGATTATTCTGAACTGGAACCCTTGTTAAATTTTGTGGAACATATATTAAGAATTGCATACCTGGAAATGATGGTGTCGCGGTACCAATTGTAATTCCAATTTGTAATGTTGATAGATTAGGGTTTGGTTGATTTGGTTGAATTGGCATTATTGTTATCGGTATTGTGGTTAGTGGAATATCAAATCGTGTAATTGCACAATAATATTCACTAGCATTATCCAAAAATGGGATAGTTTTAGTAACATTATATTCTAATGTTTGTTCTTGTGTATTAAATCCGTCATCTATTAGATTTTGATTAGTGAATGAAATTGTGACATATGTATTGTCATTTTCCTTATTGATATTATGATAAGCCTGCATATTCATATTAGAGGGCTGCATATTATTTTTTTGTGATGTACCATAATAATCTCTCAGATCATATTCAGATTGTGCAATAGCGAGCAAACCTTCTGATATACCATCACTATTATGTTGGTGAATATTAGATATTAATTGTTTCTTTTCACGTGGTGATTCAATATAATCATCATATTCACCTTGCTGTACTTTATTATTAAACCAACGAAAAAATGCATCTTCTTGCTGTTGACGACTCATTATATATTAATTTTAGATATATATTATATAATAATGAGCATACAAAATCTAATACAAAGTGATGTCGATAGTATAACGATAGGATGTACTGTAGGAAATGCAATCACAGGAACATGTAATATTACTTTGAGAAGACTAAATAACATAATAACAATGACAATTAGTCAATTATTTGGTACAGCAAATGGCATAGACAATCTTATTACTATTACTCCAAGTATTCCGATTCCTACACAATTTAGACCAACATTACCAGTAAACCCTCAAATAAATAGAGCAATTGTGATATTAAATAATCTCGTTGAAGTAATAGGCCAAGTTACATATTCAGTAAATTTTAATACGATTGCTATTCAACAATTACCTATAACCGTATTCACCGGATCATCTGGTTTTAATAGTGAATGTATTTTTTGGCCTGTTCCGACATTATAAATATTATTCATTACTAATATATAATGGCAGAAGTAAGTATATTTGATGGTAAACTATACTCGACAGATATGATGATCGCATATACAAATATATTTAAACCACCTATTATACAGATTAATGTACAAGATTATGAGAAGTCTTTATATAACAAAATATGGTGGTCATTTACTGAAAATAAACATATCTCGGCGATGGATGTTATAGAGAACCCAGATAAAGATGAAGATCATCGTGTACAATATCGAGATATGCAAATTGCAGAATTAAAATGTCCAATATTATTGGATGAAGATGGAAATATAATTAATGGTTATCATCGTTTATCAAAAGCATATATACAACATAAAAAAAAGATATCAGCAGTTATAATGACTAATGATATCATCAACAAATGTAAATTATCAGATATGGATCAAAGAGATGAACAAATAAAATATATTACATTAAGTCCGTTTAAATATATCGAATTATTTATAGAGAGATTTTATGAATAGTACACACACAATATATTAATACCACACACACGTATCAATATATTAGTTATAATTTTATATTAAGATATCCAAGTTGAAAATTAAATTTATCATTCCAACGTTTTATTATTTCACGTTTAGATATTTCGAGACGTATTTCTCGAGAAAGTTTTTCGAATTGTTGGACTCGTTGAATATGACGACCATGACGTCTTTTGACATATTTTATAGTAGCACAATAACTTTGATTATCCATTAGTTCTACAATAAAAATATGGGCTAGTCTTTAGGCCTTTTTAATTCGAAATTAATTATATTTTAATTTAATTAAATTATTTT